CTATTGGAGTCAACTGATATTAAATAAAAAAAGGAGCGATTAAGCTCCTTTTTCTTTATTCAAATTCTTCGAGTGAAATATCTTCCGGGTCATCTAAGATTCCGATAATTTCATTTGCCATAATGACATAATGTTTCTCTCCTTTGTACAATAGCTCCAAGCCTGCATATCTATTAAATAGTATCAAGTCACCTGGTTTAACTACCATTTGATTATTCTTGGTCCCATCTCCGCAATTAACAACAGTGCCGATATTTGGTTTCTTTACTGCTTTTTCTGGAAGCATAATTCCTTGTTTTGTTCTAGTCTCCTTATCTCTAGGCTTAACTAGTACTCTTTCATATAGAGGTTTCATAATACTGATAAATTATTTTTTAAATTTGTAAATTCACGACTATTGAAATTAGTCATTGAATATGACTCAAAGAATTCAACTAGGGAATCTCTGATCTCTGCTGGGAATACTTTAATAGATAGACGAGTTAACTTAATATTAAATAATAAGTGTTCTCTGATCTCATCTATTTTATCCTGCTCTTTAATTTTATTAACCACTTGAATTTCTGAAACAATTCCATTAATTACTTCGTCTTCCAGGTTATCAAGTCGACTAATTACACCATCTCCGAATTTATCATAGATTGCAGTAATTACTTTCTTGGCTTTTGCTGGAGAAACGCTTGTTATTTTTGGGATATTATCAGATTTATCTCCAAGTAATATTTTACTTAATACATCATCAACTAGGTCTACTTTATACTCAACAAAATCTTTATTGATTAGGTTAGAGATAGTTTTTTCAATTGATGCACCAGTAATGTGGGCTTCGCTTAGAGAAAAGAAATTATCTATTTCTTCATTAGCGGCAGTTGGTACTAATTGGGATGGAACAAATAAACGTTTAGTTTTAGCCATTTGTTTTGGCGTAATAACTAGAACATTTTTGTTAGGAGTCCCAGTAGTTTGTTTCATATCTTGGTCTACTGTGTATATTAAGATATCACATTTTAGAACATCACATAGATATGCTATAATATCATCACCTTCAGTTCCTTTGAACTTATATTGATTTATACCAGCTTTAGTATTTAGAGCTGGCATAATAATATATTGAAAATAGTCAAAAAAGAGGTATTGATGGTCGTCGTATTTACGAGTTCCTTTGTATTTAAACTCAGTAGGAGCAGAGGTAGTCTTAAAGTCTGAATTCTTAAAGAAATCATTGGTATACTCTTTTCTCCAACTCGCTGAATCAAAAACAATATGGACTTTTTCGGGATTAGACGATATTGGGGTAATTAAGGAATTTAAATAAGTAAAACAGAAATTTCTAAATGTTGTTCTTACGTGTTCCTTTAAGACAAAACCACCATCATTGAATAAATCATTAACATAATAAGCTTCACCAGTTCTCTTATCTTTAAAGGATAGAGACTTGGTGACGCTTATTGCGACATTAATAAAAGCGTTTCCGTCTATGATTAAGTCCATGATATTGTTATTTTTCTGGTGAATCAGTAGTCTTCTCGCTAGTTTTACGAATAGTACGTATCGCAGACGATAATGATTCTGATTCTAATAAATTAAATGATCCTTGTGATTGAGCAAAATTTGCTGATGCAATCAATACAAATATAGCTTGACTAATATTCATGTTTGATATGAATTGTTCATAAGCGTCATTATCTGCATATGAGATTGATCCAAAGAGTACATTTTGAGGAGCTACTTCAGGAGTAGTGGTAGGTTCAGTAGTATTCTCTTTTTCAAGAGTTACTTGTGCTTCGGTATTTTTTTCTTCTATCATAATAAAGATTATTTTTATAGATCAGAAAATAATGAATCATATTCATCATCTGGTTTAGCAGATGAAGCTGATTCAACTGCTGTTTCTAATGGAGCATTAGTTGGAACACTTGTAAATTCAAGATCATCATTAACGCTAGCCTTTGGACTATTTGATCTTCCAGATTGCATTTTAGCTCTAATCAAGTCATTCATCTTAGTGTCTTTACTCTTTTCAAGAATCATCTCTAAGATTTCTTTTTGAGGTACTGCTGCAACTATTGCTTGTGCAACTTTACTGAAAGTCTCTTCAGTCCACTCTTGGTGGAAGTACTCATCCATTTTTGGAGTATTCTTTGTCATGAACTCAGTTACAAGTTTAATTGATTTTTCATCATTTTTAACCTGAACTTGAGTATCACCGATTTTAAATACTAATGGAGTAACTTCATCCATGAATTTACACTTAGACCAGTCTCTAAAATCCTTAGTCTTTTTACCAACTACACAAAGAAGATCCTTTCCTTCAAGTAAGTGATAAGGATTTACTTTTTTGCTTGTTGAAAATCCATCAAGTTCTTCAGGATTTACTAATTGGTCAATAAGCATTCCAATTTGATTTCTAAACTTGAAGATTTTAATAGTTCCTTCAAGATCAGGTCTCTGTGGATCTTTCTTAATGTATACCGCAGAGTGGCTAGTATTCCATCTAGAAAAATTCTTATTGATTTCTTCAACTAAATCTGGTTCTTCTTTCTTTAAAGATCTTAGAACTGATTCCATTGTCCATAAGATCGAAGGTTTTTCAACATTCGATGGGCAATCAATAATTAAGGATTCCTTAGTTAAAGGATTCCAGAATTTAGCAGTGTACTTTGTGTACTTGCTTCTTGTTTTGTCAAACACATAAGGGATAAATCTAAATACTGATTTATACGAACCATTGTGCGCATTTGGATCCGGGTCATAGACGTTTGGATCTGTTTTTTTACCGCTACCAGCTTGAGGCTTCTTTGAAAAGCTCTCTTCAGGTAAATCAAAAAAATCTGTCATAATTTTTGTTGTTATTTTTATATATTATACTTGAATTTTTATACAAAGTTTTAGCATAACAAAAAAAATGCCTCAAAAAGAGGCATTTTAAATAATTTTAAGAAAGGTAGGATTCTTTATTTTGCTGCGATTTCGTCTGTCAAAGTTTGACGTAAATTTTTAGCACCTTCCTGAAGTTTAGCCATTTCAGCTTTAATTGCAGGATGCTTAATAGCTTTACGAATATCTTGCATTTTTTTCTTAAGTCTGTTACCAGCACTTTTTACTCCTTTGCCATAATATTTGTCTGCATCTTCTTCAGCAGAAGAGATAATCTCAAAGATTGGATCAAATATTGTTGTACATGCTGTACTAATCTCTGCTTTTAATTTTTCAAAATCGTTCATATTAATATCTTTTGAGAATATTAAACTATAAGAATGAGATAGGTTTTTAAATAGAGTTAATTATATGGTCTACTTTATGAGAAAATGAAGCTTCCGGATATAATTCAAGAGATCGAGTTACCCATACTTCCATTACGTGACAGTATTCAGCCGTGTTTATATATCCTGTCTCAATGAATGGTTTAAGATATTCATCAAATGCTTGATCTAATGGAATATTTTGAGACTGTGCTCTTGCGTACATTCCTTCAATCATTGATTCAATTTCTTCACCGAGTAAAAAATATTTATACGTATGCTTGGCTTGAGCTCTTTCCTGATTATCACTAACATACGAATTAAATGGATTTCTATTAATTCCTAGTTGATCCAAATGGTTTGTTTCATGGGTAAGAATATCTATTAATCTATGATATAATTTGCTATATAGAATAGGTTCACTTTTAGGATCTAAAATTATATGAATTGTAATTGATGGAATTTTAGTTTTAGATTTACTCATTCGAGTATTAGCATCAATACAATATCCAAGACGATCAAAATTTACTTTTTCCCAAGCAAGGTTATCAAAATGAGAATCTTCCTTAAGTATTGGATTAGAATCTCTACGCGCATTTAAAATTAAATCAAAAGTAAATGGCTCAGTGAATTCCATTCCAGAAAAAATGGAATATTCCATACTTTCAGTAAATGATGAAGTACGAAGCTTTTCAACTAGACTCTGAGCTAATTTTTTAATGAAATCTGCTGATTTGTCCATATTTTCATTTATAAATTGATTAAATGATTTAAGCATTACTTTTTATATTTTATAAAGGTGACGTTAATATCTTCAGTTGTAGGAATTCCGTCTGTGAAAACAACACTTATGTCTGGTTCAGGTCTTCCTACTAAATTTGCAGATATTGCATTTTTTAATTTTTCAATAAATGGAAGATCATCTGGTGCAATATTTGTACGATCGCCTTTTACAATATCTTCTAGGTTTTTATGTCTTATTTCAAGTTCAGATTTATGTAGTTTATTTTTTTCAGAATCTACAATATTTTCCTTAATCCAAGATTTTAATATGCTATCTTCCATTGAATAACATGGGTATTCAATAATTACACTTCCGTCAGGATATTTACGGCGGTTATTTCCAGCATCGTCTGATCCAGTCATAAATAAAAAGTGATAGAGTATCTTTTTTGGTGCAGGTGCAGCTGGTGCTCCGCCCATCATATCTTGCTCAATTAAAAAATCTGAGTAATTATAGATGTGTTTATTTTTTGTCATCTTGATCTTCTCTTTTTTTAATTATGCGACCGTTTCCTTGGTTCCATTGACTTTTACTAATTTTCATATCACGATCTTTCCCAGGTATATGAATTATTCCATGACCTACTTTTTTAATGATACTTGTTTTACCAGATACTTGTATTTTATCGCCGGCTTCTAAAGAATCAAATTCATGATCTTTACTTTCATTTACAAATTGATTGAAATTAAGCATGAAAATATATTTTTTATTATTTATCTAACCAAAAAAGCAGCAAAAGTAATTTGCTGCTTCGCTATTTATTTTATTTATGGTTTATCCATCACAACTTAAACAATCTAACATTGCTCTTGCTGAAATATCTCCACGTAATACTGATTCAGTCCGCATATAATATAGTGTCTTGATTCCTAGATTGTATGCTTCTAAGTGAACTTGATTGATAAATTTAGGTTCTGCTTCTGTTGGGAAAGCTAAATTTAATGAAACTGATTGATCAATATATTGTTGTCTTATTCCAGCCTGTCTAACTAATTCTAATTGGTTTAATTCCTTAAATGTAAAATAGACTTCCTTTAATAGAATATACAGTGAATGATCTACTTCAGGAAGCTTATTTAATTTACTAGAAGTAATAGGATTTGATATTTCGCCAAGCTTAACATAATAATTATCCATAAAATCTAGTCCTTGAACTGATCCTCCATCCTCTAATATTTTATCCCAAGTATCTTTGGTATTATATCCAAGTTTATCAAGAACTTTCTCTAGAGATGGATTTTTTCTAATAAATGTACCTTTTGCTGTCTGCTCAGTAAATACGTTTGCTGCCCATGGCTCGATACCAGCAGAAACATTTCCAGAAAGTTTAGAATTAGATACAGTAGGTGCAATTGCACGCTGATGAGAGTTTCTCATGCCAGTACCAACACACCATAAAGGCTCACCATATTCTCGTGCCATATCTCTACTTGCACGTTCACTTTCAATTTTAAGTTGAGAGAATATTTTTCGGGTCTCAAATTGAGCAGGTAGTGAATCAAATGGGATATTTTTATTTTGTAAATAAGTATGCCATCCTAATACGCCTAATCCAAGAGCTCTACCCTTTTCTGCAGATCGAACTGAGTTTTCAAATCCTCTCATGTACTTGGCTCTTTGAATAAATTCTTCAAGAACTCCATCTAGAAACCAGGTAGCAGTGTAAATTAGGTCAGTATCTTTCCACTCATCATATTTTGCAAGATTTAAAGAGGATAGACAACATACGAATGAGTGATTTTCATCAGTATGTAAAGTAATCTCACTGCATATATTTGTCATATATACTTTAAGACCATTCTTTTTATATGCTTCAGGATTCTGACGATTTACATTTCCTTTATACATTATATATGGTTCACCGCTAGATTTACGCTTTCTTAAAACTGCAGTCCACCTACGGCGCGCTTCTTTATCTCCATTTTCTAATTTCTGCATGAAATCATCAGAAACAACAACACATTGGTGTAAATTCATACATTGTCGATTTACATCGCCTTTAGGTTCTCTAATTTCCAGCCATTCCCAAAAGTCGGGATGTTCAATATCTAAATTTACTGAAGCTGCACCTCTACGAACATTTCCTTGATTTGTTGCAAGAACAGACGAATCGTATATTTTACAAAAGGGAACAAGTCCATCAGATGTACCATTTTGAGAAATCGTTGATCCTGCTGGTCTGATTTGATTTACTCCTACACCAACACCTCCACCGTGTTTAGCAAGAAGCATAAGCTCTAAGTTTTTACCACCAATATCTGCAATTGAATCAGCAACATCAATACCAAAACAAGAAATAGGAAGACCTCGTTCTGTTCCAGTGTTTGAAAATACTGGGGTTGCCAAATTTAACCATCCTTTCCACATATAATCAAAGAATTTAGAAGCTAGTTCCGGTTTTCTAAGTCTTTTTGCAACAGATGTGGATACTCTCCAATAGGCATCTTTTGGTGTTTCTGTGTCAATTAAATATCCTTTCGATA